TGTTAGAGTTTAACGCAGCCAACTTCTGTAGACCAACTAAAGAGTTAGGGTCAGGCATACTTGCATCTCTTGCTTCATTCAAACCTGTAACCTGTCTGATTTGATTCAGGTAGTGGTTATAGTTTCCAAGTAGCATTTGTGTTTTAGCAGCACCTGAGTTAGCAGTTAGTTGAGTAATTGGAACCCTTGCATTGTTATAGTCACCATCCTGAGTAAAACTTCTGCCGATTACACTACCTGTTTGGAAGTATAGTCTCAATGCGTCTTCAGGATTATATGCTTGACCTGTACCAAGGTCCACCTCGTTTAGACCGTCAGCATCAATAAAGACACCGTCAGGAACCACACGAGAAATAACTTGTTGCAGTTTTAAGTGCGTAATTTGAATTAAGTCTGCAAACGGAATCATTCTTCGTGTCAACGATTCTATAACACCCTTATACATTCTTGGAGCACAGGCTACGTAATTAGGCATAGCGTGTTGTGTCGCAGACTTAGGTCGAACCATATTCTTTGACATCTCCCATTTTAAAAGGAAGTTGGTTCCCATAACCATAACACCCTCATACCAAACGTCAATAGTTTTTGAAACTCTTTCAAATTTTCCTTCTTGCATCATTTCGGCAGGAGGGTTGAATGTATCATCCTTCTCTACCATTTTTACATTACCCGAATCAGAAACCTTCTTTTTATATACGATTTCTTTTGTGGTCTTATAGTTGAAGTACATCAACGTAGCAGTGTCTCTATAGAAAATATCGTTCTGATAAAACTGTGCTACATTATAATAGTCCCACCAACTTTGGCTATACTTAGATATCTCTTCTAAGTCTTCGTTAGTTAGTGATGGGTCAATCTTTTTTAAGTCAATAATAGGAACCGTCTTAATCTCACCCCAATAGAAACAATCTTTGAAGTAAGGGCTTTCTGTGTAACTATACACCACATTTGCGGGGTCTACATACGACAACTTGACACCATCTCCTTTTAGAAATTCGTGTTTAGCCATAGCAACACCAAGTACAGTCATATCATAATCAAGTTGTTTTCTGATATCATCGTAATGATTGGCATCAAAAATCGTATTGATTGCAGTCTCTTCCGCAATTTCAATTGCAGGTTTGTAGTTGAGTTGCATATACAATGCTAACTCTTCGTCATTATTAGGAAGTTCTTCAGGTTCAGTAACAAAAGGATTGGCTCCTGTTTTATCCATAATAGTCTGAAGGATTGGTTTAGCAACCATCTGTCCTTCAATCATATCTTGATAAGCACTTCTTTTTTCTTGAGACATAGCATCTTGTGCGTATGCCTTTACTTTGAAAAGTCTATCAGACATTCCATTTACAACGATGTCAATAAACTTTGGTATAACAGGGACGGGAGTCCAATCTATATTCAAATAAGACAGGTCTCCATCAACGGCTAATTCGTTTTTATATTTTGCTACTGATTGTTCTCCACGAGCGTACAATCTAAGTCTATGGAAGTCTCTCCATTGACCATAGTATCTGCACCCGTTACCATCTTTTCTAAACCACTCATACTGAATGGCTTGCCCAATCTGTAAACCGAATTCTTCCGTAGCCTTTTCTTTGTCTGAAACAAACTGACTCGGGAAGCCTGCAGATGTGATATTTATCTTAACATCCTTCATCTAATAATTTCGCTTATTGTTCCTTTATTACTATACCTTGCAAAGTTAATCTTTATTTTTGATTGTTTTTTCTCGCCTAAATACATAGCCTTCTGAGTTGCCATAATAGCCAACCCTGAACTAATAGAAGCATCGTGCTTGGTTCTGTTTGATATATCAAACCTTGCCCAATCCTCCAAGGTCCGGGTAAAAATCATATCACCCATATCACCTGCATCTCTATAACTTCCATCTAAGTCTAATCCAACATACTTCTCAATATAAGATTCTATCGCAGCAGCGTGTGCCTGTTTAATATCTTCACTCGTATTCGGAATACCTCCGAGTTCTTTTTCTGTTTTTGACAGGTTTGTATATATTTTATCAGGTCTGTTCATACAGAACCCTCTATAGCCTCTGTTTTTAAAATGGTAAAGCAAACGAGGTTTGTTGTTCTCGATTAGAATTGGCATACCATAAAATACACAAGCCATAAGAACCTCTTCGTAAAATATCTCTGCAGTTTGAGGACGAGCAATATATTCTAAGAAAAAAGTATTGACAGGTGCTTCTTCCATATGGTATGTAGTTAATCCGTGAAGAGAACCATTAGAACCCCCACCGCCAACAACACCCGAAATATCATAACTGTCACATCCGAATGCACCTATGTGCTCATTGCCCGGGTACTTAATACCATTCCTTATAATTACATTATTATGAAGATGTGCTTTTGGATTCCAACCAATCGAAAACCTTCCGTTATTGTTTGGACTAAAAATAACCTTTGAATCTTTTATACCATCCTTCCAAGAAAAAGACCCACGAGTCATATGGTGTTCTTTTATTAATGAATCATTGTAGTCTATCTGCTGATATATCTTAGTTAGATTAAACAATGACATCTTGCTTTCGTCACGGAAGGCGTGAGACGTTGTGCGAGGAAACTGACGATAGAATTCATTAAGTGCATCGGCATCGTTCTTTAAAGACTCAACCTCGTTCTCCCAATAGTCAACTGCACCTTGATAGATATTTCCACCATCAACTCCAATTATGGGGTTATTGGTGGGTTTATGCATCACGGGCATACCATACCTGTCAATAAATCCTTCCATATTCCATTCCATAGGAATGAAAAGAGAATACATACCGCTTTTAGTTTGACCGTTAGAGTTTCTTTTTAATGCATTAGAATCCTCGTATAGTTGTTTGAAGTTGTCACCACCTTTTGATAATGCATTAGATGTAGAACCCATCATACACTTTCCAATAATCCTACTACCCAAACGCAAACAAGTCTTTGTTACTCGCCAATTGTTTTGAATGTTATTTGGTCTAATCCATTTCCCGCTTTCATCGTGAACCAATAACAATAACTTCTCACCGTCATAACTGTTGTCGTCTGTGTTCTTCCAATCTATAGTGGTATCTAATCCGTACAACTCATTAGTGTCCGCATTGTACATATTCTTTTTTGTAATTTTTGCTGCAGGAATCCTAAACGCCAATTCAGTTTTAGGTTTATCCATACCATCCATAATCGGCTTAAAGAAAAATGGCAATCTGCTATTGATTGGAACCACCTTGTCCGTAAACATCTTCTTAGCATCAGCACCCGTCTTTGACAAGATACCAACCCTCGCATCTTTTGCGAGAGTTCCTGTATTCACGCACTCTGATGAGGACATAAATGAAAACCCTGACCGTCTAATCTTTAGATATATCTGCCCAAAACTTCTACTGTCAGCCTTGCAAGCCTCCCAATGTAAGTATAGTATTCGGTTGGCTTCACGATAATCCGGGTATCCCACATCAATACTTGTCCATTGAAGGTACATATAGTGAGAACCCGTTATATATGTTGGGGTTCCATTATTCATAAACCACACCCCATTCTCTCTTCTATCAAACTCTTCTTCAATATAGTCAACCCATCTGTCTTTGAATTCAGAAGGCTTTTCGTTCCATTGAAATATTGTTTGAATTTTATTTAACTCGTTTGGGATTTCAAAACGTTCCCAATACTGCTCCTCTTTTTTTTTGTGTCTTTGAAGACACTCCTTTGGAGCAATTGGTAGTCCTATTTTTAATCCTTCAATCTCAATAACTTCACCAACGGTTCCATCTTTAGATATTACGATAAGGTCATTTTTAAAATCATAGCCATAGGTCCAACTCTTCGCTTTGTTTTTATTAGCGAGGACGGTTGGTTGTACATAATTATGTAAAACTCTATACAGGGTATTATCTTGACCTTCTTTCTGCAAAACCTTGCTTTGTGTCTGTTTTACTTGCGCCTTTCTCTAAGGACTCTATTGCTTCTTGTTCTGCGTCTATTCTATTTAAGATTTCAAACGCATCGAATATTGCTAACTTCTTTGTTGCCGCAGCATTCTTTAACCTGTCTGCAGACAACTCATCTTCGGGGTCGTGCTTAATAATGTCTTCCTTAGCAACCTTAATTAGTTGCTCCACCGCCCTGTGACCCGCTTCGATTATTTTTAATTTTGTTTCTTTTGAGTTCATTTCTTATTCTTTTTTCTTTTCTGATTGGAATGTCATTATGTTCATTCCAACTGTCTTCAAAAAAAACCCACTTGTCTTTACTCACAATACCATACTTATGTGATGGTCATACATCCTGTATAGTTTTTCGCCATCAATATTAAACTCGTATTCAGTTTCAGGTAGAAAGGTAACTAAATCTCCTTCTTTAACACCTTTACTTTTTAAATACTCGTTAGGATATTTCATCTCTCCAATGAGTGGCTCTTCACTAAAAGGTTTATATATGTATGACTCCATAACAGGAACGGGTTTTATAAAACAAAACCTGTCATAAGCATTCCATTGTGTGCCGTCATAGTGCATAAAAAACTGCTCGGCATCAACAAAGAAAAGGTCGTCTTTAAAGTAACTCCTGCCACTTCTCTGACGACCCTTCATATCATTATAAAACTTGAACACATTGTGGTGAACAAGCAATACGTCTCCGATTTTAATTGGACCACTGTAACCAATAGGCGTTTCAACAACCTCGGCAAATCTATTTGCAGCCTTTACATCTTCTTCAGATGTGCTAACAATCAAATCAATACTACCAATCTTTTTAATATTATTATAACGCTTTCCGTCTAACGGTCTTACTATAAAATCAAATGGGGATTTCATATGGTTTTTTATGAACCACAACCAATGCAATCAACAAACGTGTCCTGTGGCTTAACACCATCAAGTTTCATTTGAAGGTTATGAATCTTGTCAGCAATCTCCATCTCCTTTTCAAACGAAGAAGCAAGAGCCTTTGATGCTTTTAAAGATTCAATCTCTGATGAAATGTCTATATAATCTTGCTCGGTCATAGTGTTAGAAATTAATGTTGTACTCAATGGATATAGGCATAGTAGATGTGAATTCTTTCCAAAGAAAAACCTCACTCCCCTTTGACTTCTCAATCCAAATCTTTATTGATTCGATATTGGAATCAAAACGTATTAGGTGAATAACATAGTTACCACCTAACACTTCTTGACCTACTATATAATGCATCGCTCCCGACTTATAATCAGGTCCGATAGATATTTTTCTTATATCCATTTTTGTGGTGTCTTAATAGACAACGCACACAACGCTTGAACTTCCGGCTACTCCTGCCGTTCTGTATAGATTCCCTGCAACAAGACCTCCTGCCAAAGCAGAAGTATTGTCAGCATATATGGGCAATACAACAACTGCTTTATTTAATAAAGAAAGGATTTGAGAGACTTCAAAGTTCTTAGTTACATTTTCATTTTCAATGTCTGTACCAATAACCTTGTCATCTATCGTAGGTGTGGAGGCATTGCCATATGTGCTTATCTGTCCCATTTATTTCTCTACTTTCATTTCAGGGGCTTCCGGCTTTTCTGTGACTTCTCCTGTCTCTAAATTAATAGCCGCATCAGACCCATAAGTCTCCATAAGTTCTTGCTCAACCAAAGCGTATTCAGCCTTAACCTCTTCAATCTTTTTCAAAAGATTTTGTTGATTAAGATAAGTGTCTCCAAGTTGGAGTTTTAAGTTGTTGAACTGAGATATCAACGATGTGATTTTCTCTTTTTCTACTTCTGTTAATTGTGCCATTTTATTTGATTTTAATTGTTTAAGTGCAAATATACAAATTATTTTTTATCATCCACAAAAATCAATGACTGTCCACATCTCGTCAAACCACTGTGCAACCTGTTCACCATTTGAGTACCACCCAAAAGGGGCCGGGTTAGTGCACCCCGCATCAGTATATATAGGACTGTCGTTCTCCCAAGGAGCATCGCCTCCTGCTTCTGTGTAATAAGTGAACTGTTTCGAACTCACACAAGCCACAAATTGTGAAGTGGCAGAAAACCTTAACAGAACAGCATCACAACTTCCACAAGATGCGGTTTGGTCATATCCATACCATCCTGACATACTGTATGATGGAGTGTTTGGTTGTGGACAAGCGTTTAAAGCAGGGAAGCCATTGCTCCCCCCACCATTAAGTAAATCAAACATTGTTATTGGGAAACTTATAGTTCCAAAACCATAGAACCCATACTTTCTTTCTTGAGCAATGCCCAACATAGTTATCGCTCCTGAACCCGGTACTGCCATATTAATTTAATTTTCTTTTCAATTCTTCAACCTCGTTAGTCAGTTCCTTTATTGCCTCGATTAATACACCGACAATGTTCCCGTAAGCGACTGACTTGTATTCTTCACCCTCTATCACTACTTCAGGTAAAATCTTCTCTACCTCTTGTGCGATGACTCCTAAGCCACGTACTCCGTCTTTATCGAAGGTAACACCTCTAAGTGAATTAACCTTCTCTAAGGCGTTAGGAATAGTCTCTATGTTTGTTTTAAGTCTCTCGTCAGAGTACGCAGTAATGTTTCCTGTTGCAGTGAAGTTTCCTGTATAAGTACCTAACATAGAAACAGTAACCGCACCTGAATTTCCCCCACCTGTTAAACCATTACCTACTGCTACTGATGTAATATCCCCGGTATTTGTGGTATACCCTGCGCCATTAACAAGTTGGTTGTTGTTCGTTACGGCAGTTGCTCCATCTTCAATATCATCTAACTTCTTTTTATCGGCAGAAGTCATAACACCTGCAGCACCTGTTGAGGCTGCAGGAATAGTAGCGTTAGTTCCATCAGAACTATTAATTGTAACTGTAGTAGTGGCAGTAGTTGTTGTAAGGTTGGTGCTTACGTTGGGAGCAGCATTCGTTAGAGTAACTGTGCCCGTATTCCCACCCCCACTAAGACCTGTGCCTGCAATAACACCTGTGATGTCTCCTGCTGAGGTTAGATAACCTGCGTCATTAGTCCACTGTGAAATAGCACCACTCTTATTTGTAAATGTTTGAGTATTAGAAGCAGTTGTTGTACCTGTATTGGTAGTATACCCGGCTCCGTTAGTTAATTGGTTGTTATTGGTTACATTGGTAGCACCTACGGCAATACCGTTTAATTTAGACTTGTCAGCACCTGTCATAACACCCGCAACAGTTGTTGTGGCTGCAGGCAATATAGCATTTGTTCCGTCAGAACTAACGACAGTCAACGTTGTTGCAGCAGTAGTAGTGGAAAGGTTTGTGGTTACATTAGGGGCGGCATTGGTCAAGGTAACAGTTCCTGAAGTTCCACCTCCACTTAAACCCGTTCCTGCAGTTACTCCCGTAATATCACCCGGATTAGATGTAGCACTAATGGTCACACTCTTAGTTGCAGGGTCTGTCGCAAAACTTACATTAGTACCCGCTTTAAATATAGCCGTGTCATCATTGTTTTCCGCAACAAAGATTACACCGTCAAAATCAAGGTTTTTAAAGATTGTTTGAGCAGAACCTTTATCGCTATTTGTTATGGTAACAGTACCTGATGTTCCACCTCCACTAATACCTGCTCCTGCGGTTACACCCGTAATATCACCTACATTAGTAGTATATCCACTATCGTTTGTCCATTGAGATATATTCCCCGACTTGTTTGTAAATGTCTGAGTATTAGAAGCAGTTGTTGTACCTGTGTTAGTAGTGTATCCCGCACCATTAGTTAATTGGTTGTTATTCGTTACGTTGGTTGCTCCCGTAGCGATGCCATCTAATTTAGCCTTGTCCACACCTGTCATTACACCCGCAACAGAAGCCGTGGCTGCAGGAATAGTAGCATTTGTTCCGTCAGAACTATTAACTGTAACTGTAGTCGCAGCAGTAGTAGTGGAAAGGTTTGTACTTACGTTTGGTGCGGCATTCGTTAGGGTAACTGTACCTGACGTACCACCACCGCTTAAACCTGTGCCTGCAGTAACGCCTGTGATGTCTCCAACATTAGTAGTATATCCACTATCATTTGTCCATTGAGATATGTTGCCTGATTTGTTAGTGAATGTTTGAGTATTAGAAGCAGTTGTTGTACCTGTATTGGTAGTATACCCTGCACCATTAGTCAGTTGATTGTTGTTAGTTACGTTAGTTGCTCCCGCAGCGATGCCATCTAATTTAGCCCTGTCATCAACAGTCATAACACCTGCATCAGTATCATTTGCAGCAGCGATAATGGCATTAGTACCATCAGAACTTACAACTGTAACTGAATCTGCCGCATAGGTTGTAGACAAGTTTGTAGTTACGTTGGGAGCAGCATTGGTTAAGGTTACTGAACCACTTGTACCGCCTCCACTTAAACCTGTTCCCGCAACAACTGCAGTGATATCACCTTGAGGGATACTGAAACTTGTTGTTAAAGTACCACCGTCTTGTTGTGTTAGCGTAAGAGTTTTGGTTGATGTAC